AACGAATCTATCAAGAGAGGAAGAGTTCAGTTAGTGGTGGCAGACAATTGTCTGCTATGGAAGACTAACTATTAACTAGGAGATAAAAAATGGCAAATGTTGATGCTGCTTTTGGGTTTGTACCCGTTCGTCATCTTAGTGGTAATGGTTATTCTCGTGCAAATGTATATACAATTACTTCAGGTTTAGCTGAGAACATCTTTACTGGTGATCTCTGCATAATCACTGCAGATGGTGTAATAACACCTCACACTGCCACAGAAGTAAATAATATAGGCGTTTTCGCAGGAGTATCATACACTGCTTCAGATGGCTCATATGTTTACTCACAGTACTGGCCGTCAGGAACTGTAGCTACAGATATTAAAGCTTATGTTTATGATGATCCTTATACTGTGTTTAAAGCTCAATCTGCAGGAACTACTGCTCAGACAAACATTGGTAATTGTGCTGATGTTGTTGCTGGTGCTGGTTCTGCAACTACAGGACAATCTGGATTTGAAATATCAGGGACTATGGCGGCAGGTACTGCAACCACTAAGATCATAGCTCTGTATGATGCTCCAGACAACGCCTTTGGTGCAAATGCAATAATGGAAGTTCTTATCAATGAGCACTTGCTCAAAGATAGTGCTGGAATATAAGGGAGATTTAAACAATGGCAATGAATAGAGCACAATTTGCAAAAATGCTTGAGCCTGGTTTAAATACCTTGTTCGGCTTAGAATATGACAGTTACCCACCAGAGTATGCTGCAGTATTTGAAAGCAACACATCTCAAAAAGCTTTTGAAGAAGATGTATTGTTGACAGGTTTTGGAGCGGCTCCAACTAAAGACGAAGGTGCAAGCGTAAGTTACGATAGTGCATCTCAACAGTGGACTGCTAGATATCAGCATGAAACTATTGCTTTAGCTTTCTCAGTTACTGAAGAAGCTGAAGAAGATGGTCTTTATGGGTCAATCGCATCTCGTTATACAAAAGCATTAGCTAGGTCTATGGCTTCTACTAAAGAAATCAAAGCAGCAAATGTTTTAAATAACGCAACTTCAACAAATGGTGGCGATGGCGTTTCATTATTGAGCATATCGCACCCAACTCAAAACGGTAACCAAAGTAACACTTTAGCTACTGCGGCTGATTTATCAGAGACATCTTTAGAGAGTATCTTGATAAACATTGCAGATATGAAGGATGACAGAGGATTAAGAATTGCTGCACAAGGCACAATGCTTATTATTCCAACTGCTTATACTTTCGTAGCTGAAAGATTACTTGAGAGCCAATTAAGAACAGGAACTGCTGATAACGATCTCAACGCTATCAAGTCTGGTGGATACTTACCACAAGGCTATCATGTGATGAGAAGATTAACAGACAGTGATGCATTCTTTGTTAAGACTGATGTTCCTGATGGACTTAAGATGTTCCAAAGAAGCCCAATGAAAAAGGGCATGGAAGGCGACTTTGAAACTGGAAACATTCGTTATAAAGTGAGAGAAAGATATTCTTTTGGTTTCACTGACTGGCGTGGTGTTTTTGGTACAGAAGGTGCAGCATAAGAACCTCGCACTTGGAGAGGGGCTAGTCTCCTCTCCTTTTACTATTAACCTTGACTGCGTAAGCAGACACTAGCCACGACAAGGAGAAATACATGGCTCGATCAACTTTTACAGGACCAGTAAAGTCCAATAACGCATTTGAATATCCAGTAGTAGCAACTGCTGATTTACCTACCGCAGCCAATACTGCTGAAGGAACAGTTTACATTATTAGTGACAATGGTGCTGGTAATGATGAATATTGTTTAGTAATTAACACAGGTTCTGCTTGGGTAACTGCAGTAGGCGCCGCATTAAGCTAATTAGGGGGTAACAATGGCTGATATCGTAACAACAACTACGATAGCTGATAACCCTCGTGAGGCTGTGTTCGCTTTTCAATATCAGTATGTCGATACTGGCAATGAAAGTGCAGTTACGAAGATTGATGTATCGTCTTTGGTTAAGAACGCCAATGGCGAAACATGCACAGGCGTAAGAATACTTGAGTGTTGGTGGATTGTTGAGGGATTGACAGTAGAAGTGTTAGCAGACGCTACCACAGATGTTATTGTCATGCACCTAGCAGAAAGTCAACAAGGCTATCACAACTTTGAAAAGTTTGGAGGACTACCTTCAAGCTCATCATATGGCACAAGCCCAACTGGTGATATTAAGTTCACTACAACTGGGTCTGCTGCTGCGGGTGATGCCTACCAAGTAATCTTAAGGGTAGCTAAAGAGTATTAAGGAGAATAAATATGGCTCAAGTATCTTCAATTAGTAGGGTGGGCACTACTGAGCCATTTTATCTTCAAGTAGCTCGTAATCAAATTTCATTTCATAAATCTATTTTTAAGTTTGGTAACAATACAACTGTTGGTAATAGTTTAGAAACAATATGGGCAGAAGGTGGGCTTTATAGCTATCTAACTGCAACTACAGTATTAAAAGTTTCAAGCTCATCTACAGCAGATACTTCAGCAGGAACAGGTGCAAGGATAGTTGAGTTATTTGGTTTAGATGCTGACTATAATGAGATAAATGAAACAATTACTTTAAATGGTCAGACTGCAGTAAACACCACTAAAGAATATTTAAGAATAAATAGAATGATTGTGAGGTCTGCAGGAAGTGGTGGTTCAAATGCAGGTGTTATATATGCAGGCACAGGCACAGTTACAACAGGTGTTCCTGCTAATGTTTATGCTTCTATAAATGGAGTAACAGGAGAAAATCAAAGTCTGATGGCTCTTTGGACAGTTCCTGCAGGATATACTGCTTACCTTATTCAATATGATGTATCTAATGGAACTACTTCTAATACTCCTGCAGTCTGTAAATTAGTATTAGCAGTAAGACCTTATGGAGAAGTTTTTCAATCGAAAGATGTTAAATCTTTAACAACAGGTATGCACGTTGAAGAAACATTTTCAATTCCTATAAAGATTGAAGAAAAATCAGATATTGAAGTAAGGGCATTATCCTCCTCTGGTAGTGTAAGTTTTGATATTTCAGCAGGTCTAGAAATTATATATATACAAAATGATGGAGCTTAAATATGGCGACCTCTGGAACAGTTTCATTTAGACCTAACGTAGAAGAAATAATTACTGAGGCTTATGAGAGATGTGGATTAGATATTCAGACTCGAACTGGAGATCAAGCTATATCTGCTCGTAGAAGCATGAATTTATTGTTTTCTGAGTTTGCTAACAGAGGTATTAATTATTGGACTGTCTCACAAAACACATTGCCATTAGTTAATGGAACTACAAGCTATACACTTCCTGTAGGAACTATAGACATATTAGATGCAGTAATTAGAGATAGCTCAAGTAATACAGATCAAATTATCAATAGAGTTACAATACAAGAATACAATCAGTTGCCTAACAAAGATACTGCAGGAAAACCTAGTCAGTATATGATAGATAGACAATACACGCCAGTCATTTACTTTTGGTCAGTACCTAATACATCTACATATTCTTTAGTTTATTGGGCTATGAACCAATTAGAAGATGTAACATTATCTAACCAAGATGCAGACATACCTTATAGATGGAACGACACAATATGTGCTGGGTTAGCTTCTAAACTAGCTATGAAATATGCACCAGAGAAATTTCAGTTACTAAATGAGATGTATGAAAGGTCTTTTAACTTTGCGGCATCAAGTGACAATGATGGAGTTAGCTTGAGGGTTCAGCCAACTGCGTTGAATATGACATAATGGCAAAATTAGCTAGTGGTAAAAAATCTGTAGCTATAAGCGATAGAAGTGGTTTTAAGATTAAATACACTGATCTTAAGACGACTTGGGATGGTTTGCGAGTTGAACCTAGCGAATGGGAACCGAAGCACCCACAATTAACGCCAGCCAAAAATGTTGTAGATGCTACTGCATTATTCCAACCAAGACCAGACAATGATCCTGAAAATGTAGATATATATTTTGGTTATTCACAAAACATATTTGCATCTAGGGTTGAGCGTTCACAAACTGGCGTTGGGATAAAAGGTCAAGGTGCAATTGGTTATTTAGGCTTAATAATTAATGCAACTAAAACAGTATCTGGTGTGTCAGGTAATGGAAATATAGGAAATGCAACATTATTTATCACTCTTGATGTATCAGTAACTGGTGTGAATGGAACTGGTGCAACTGGCACTGAAGCATTCGAGCTAGAGAAAAACCCAAGTGGAGAAGCTGGGGTAGGAGCAATTGGAACGTCTATACCAGAATCTGAGATTACTGAAAGTGGAGTTGCTGGAACTGGTGCTATAGGAACTGAAACACCAGTATCAGAAATAAATGAAGTTGGAGTTGCTGGAACTGGATCAGTTGGATTTACTAACGAGACTGGCAATGGTAATGTACAATTACAAGTCACTGGATTAAGTGGTTTAGGTGCGACTGGCAATATAGGTGAAGAAGTTGGTGTATCTGAAGCTATCGAAACTGGATTGGCTGGAACAGGAGCTATAGGCACATTTACTTTATCAGTAAACGAAGGATGGGGTGAAAATGCTTGGAGCGAAGGATCATGGGGTGAATAAATGAATTACACAAGCTTAGTATCAAACATACAAAACTTTATGGAAGACGACAGTACAGAATTTCAAAATTCCATTCCTGATATTATAACGCAAGCTGAATCTATGATATTTAGTAGATTGCCTAGCTTGCCTTGTTATAGACAAAAGCAATCTGGTAACCTTGTAATAGGTACTGCAGAGTATGCAGTCGCCAACGCTAGAATGATTAGGCAAGTCTCTGTAACTAAAGCAGATAGTGACGTAATATACTTAAACCATAGAATAGATTCATATCTTAGAGATTATGTGCCAAATGCATCTACACAAGGTACACCTTTTATGTACGCCACAAAAGATGCAGACACAACTGGCGTTACAATTTTACTGGGCCCAGTACCTTCAGCAACACTTGCATATGAGGTAGATTTTGTGGGTCTAGAAACAGGATTGTCAACATCCAACGCTAATAATTGGATAGGAGACAATGCAGAGCAAGTTTTATTGTCAGCTTGCCTATATGAAAGTTCCTCTTTTCTAAAGGCACCCGATAGTGTAAACTTGTATAAAGCACAATTTGATGAAGCAATAGCCTTGTTTCAACAAGAAATGCAACGTAATTATACAGCAGAATACGAAGGAGGTATTTAACAAATGGCTATAACACAAGCAATGGCGACTTCTTTTAAGTCAGAAATATTGCAGGAAGGTCACAATCTAGCGTCAGACACTATAAAGATAGCTCTTTACACAAGTTCTGCAACAATAGATGCGACCACAACTGCATATAGTGCAACTAACGAGGTGAGTGGAACTGGATACACTGCAGGTGGTGTTACATTGACAACTCAAACTGTAGCAACTGCAAATGCATCAGCTTCAGGTGGAACTGCATACTTTGATGCTGATGATCCAGAGTGGACAAGTGCAAGTTTTACTGCTGCAGGAGCATTAATCTACAATTCTACTAACGCTGATAAAGCAATAGCAGTCTTGAACTTTGGTGGCGATTTTACAGTTTCAAGTGGTACATTCAGAATTGTTTTTCCAGCAGCAGGGACTACAGCAATAGTAAGGATAGACTAAAATGGCAAGCACATATGTTAATGATCTTAGGTTAAATGAGCTAGGAACTGGCGATGCAGCAGGAACTTGGGGCACAATAACAAACACCAATCTAGAATTGATTGGCGAAGGACTTAGCTATGGTACAGAAGACTGCTTTACAAGTGATGCAGACGACACTGCGACAATAGCAGATGGGGCAACTGACCCTGCTAGAGCGATGTATTTTAAGGTTACATCTTCAGCGACACTTACTGCGACAAGAACATTAACAATCGCACCAAATACTGTATCCAGACTTCAATATATAGAAAACGCCACTACTGGTGATCAGTCTATTAATATATCGCAAGGAAGTGGCTCTAATGTTACTATACCAAGTGGACAAACCAAAGCAGTATATATGGATGGTGCAGGAGCAACCGCTGCTGTTGTTGATGCTTTTTCTTTACTAAACCTAAATTTAGCTGACAATGTGAAGCTTAATTTTGGTACTGGCGATGACCTACAGATTTATCACACTGGTACTGAAAGTATTATTAGTGATGGAGGTACAGGAAATCTTAAAATTTATGGAGAGAACTTAGAGCTTCAAGCAACATCAACTGGCGAAACATATTTTAATGCTATCGCAAATGGTGCAGTTACACTTTATTACGACAATTCACCAAAACTCGCCACCAACTCAACAGGCATTGACGTAACAGGTAACGCCACATTTGCTGATGATGGCAAAGCTATCTTTGGTGCAGATTCTGACTTACAGATTTATCACAATGGAATTGATTCATATATAGATAATAATAGCCCTAATCATTTATATATACGAAATGCTAAAGATGACCACGATGTCTTTATACAATCAGACGATGGTTCAGGAGGTTTGGCTACATATTTTCTAGCAGATGGTTCTACTGGAGAAGCTCAACTTTTTCATTATGGTTCACAAAAACTAAACACTACCTCAACTGGCATATCAGTAACTGGTACTGCACTAGCAACTACAGACACAGACACAACTAATACTGGTAATGTTACGCTAGACTTTGGAGCTAATCAAAACTTTGTGTTGACATTAACTGGAAACGTAACACTTGACAATCCAACAACAGAGCAAGTAGGTCAGTCTGGATTTATAACATTTATACAAGATGCAACTGGTGGCAGAACAGTATCTTTAGGAACAGATTATGAAACAGCAGGTGGTGCAGGATTGACTTTATCTAGTACAGCAAGTGCCACAGATGTAGTGCCTTATATAGTGGTCGCATCAGGTCGTATATTGTTAGGCACACCACAATTAGCTTTTAGTTAGGAGCGATAATGCCTTTTGGTTCTTCACAATGGATGTACAATAGTGGTGCTGATTTTTACAATGGTGTAGCTACTCAGTCATTGCGATTTGATGATGGCAGTAGTGCTTATTTAACTAGAACACCAAGTGCAGGGGATAGGGGTACTTGGACTTGGAGTGCTTGGATTAAAATGAGTAATATTAGTATACTTGAGGGTCTTTTTGGTGCAGGTACTGCTTCAAATAATTGGACTAACATTCTTTTTAATAATGATGTTCTTATTTTTAAAGCTGAAGATAGTGGTACTGTAAGGGCAGATGTTCAAACTGAAGCATTGTTTCGTGACCCATCTGCTTGGTATCACATTGTTGTAATTTTAGATGTAACAGAAGTTTCTTCATCAGATAGGGTAAAAATTTATGTAAATGGAACTTTACAAAGTTTAACAACAAATACAGCACCATCAGCAACATCTGGTCATTATAAAATTAATGCAAATATAGGTCATTCAGTTGGAGCAAGATATTTAGCATCCCCTACAAGTTTTTTTGATGGCTATATGGCAGAAGTAAACTTTGTAGATGGTACGGCAATAGGCGATAGTGACGATGATGGATATTTAGATGAGTTTGGAGAACTAAAAAATGGAGTTTGGATACCTAAAGCATATACTGGCTCATATGGCACTAATGGTTTTAGATTGCAATTCAATCAAACTGGAACTGGTACTGGGTCAACTACTACAATAGGTGCTGATACTAGTGGCAATCTTAATCATTGGGACTCAAGTGGTATAGATGCTGAAGATTGTGATATGCCCGATAGTCCAGAGAATAATTTTGCGACTATTTGTCCTTTATCAAGTGTTGCAGGAACTTTTTCAGAGGGTAATTTAAAATATGTATCAACTTCTGATACTGGAAATACAAATCAAGGAATTTCTAGTGGTAATTTTTATGCTGAAGTTTATGTAAATTCAACAAGTAATTCCTTTATTGGTGTTTGTGATATTAGCAATGGATTAAATCCAAATAGAGGTGGTAGTTTTTCAAGTCACGGAGGAATAGCTTATAAAGAAAATGGTGACCAATATAGTTTGCCAGTAGGAGGAAGCTCTTCTACTGCTAGTTATGGAGCTAGTTATACAACTGGAGATATTATTGGTATAGCAGTCGATATTGATAGCGATACTGTTACATTTTATAAAAATGGTGTTAGTCAAGGAAATACAACAAATGGTGTATCACATATAAGTTCTGATGGTGTTTATGGTGTTTTGCTTTATGGAAGCAGTTCAACTTTTACAGTTAATTTTGGACAAGACCCAAGTTTTGCAGGT